GGTAGCATTAGTTGTGGGATAGAATGTGTAAAAAGCACAACGCAAATTAATACTCCCACTCATTCCATTCAATATGACAGTCAAAGAGTTGCCAGAAATGTGAGATCCACACAATAGTTCAATAAGATCTCCATTAAAAGCTATTAGAGAATAAACAACATCTCCAGCTATAGCTTCCATCATAATTAGATCCTCCTCGCTATAATTACATTCACGAGCTAAATCAATCAAAATACGAAAAGAAGCAAGCAATACTTGACTAGGCAAACGTTGATCGTACTTGCTATAATCACCTGCAATCCAATTATCTTCACCAAATTTCTCAAGAGCAGAAATTAGTTGTTCCCACTCATCTGAATGACAATTAATACCAACTGCACATTCAGCAAGAATAGGATTCATCTGAAGAAATCGAATAATAGGCAAAAACAAACGGCGAACCCAATAAGTTTGGGCAATACCATTTGCATAGAAAATACGACATTTACCTTTTGCCATAGGCAAAACTTCATCCTTTTTGCACGCTTTAGCAATATTATAAGCTCTAAAACCAGATTTATACAAATTGCCTACACGAAAAATTTCATCTAGAATATCTTGCTGGAAATCCCTTTTACAAGGAAATTCCTCATCAGGCTCCAACTCCACGAAATACTTACTTTTCGCTCCAGAGAGAGGATATCCAATAGAAGTACTAGATGTCATCGAATCAATAAACTTACAACCTACAATACCATTAATAGTTTGTAAATGGGACAAAGGTTTCATGCTTTGCCAATAGGACTGTTGTCTGATAAGATTAACCAATGGTTCTTTATAATCTTTAACAGCGACAGTCAAAAGATCGATAGGAAAAGGCTTAGCAGGCTCAGCCATGTTAGCTAAGGTTTTCTGATAAGCTTCCCATTCGGGCTTCATCTTGGGTGGACCCCAAATATTAGGTACACCACAAATATCCATAACATGCTCTGACGTAGGAGTAACCTTAACATCAGATGTGTACGTGGTTTCCCCCGGGCATGAACCTAAATAATTAAATTCAACCTTGGGTGGCATGAAAAACAAAGGACTTTTGGGGTGCAAAGGTTTGTCAGTTAAAACTTGAACACCTAATACTTGAGGTGAAAACATACCTGCAGCTCCTGTGATAACATTACATTCCTTTTTCTGCAATACGGCTACAGCAGAAATAATGTCATCATAAAATATAGTTCCAAAACAACCACGCGGTGTATCAGCTTGACCACCGAGATGTAAACCAAGAAGGAACTTTTCACGAGAATCAGATAAAAGACAAGCTCCACAAAGACCACCAAACGTATTAATAGACAAATTTCGATATTCACCACCGAAAAATTTCTCTAATGAATTTGATGTCATCTTCATATTGGCATAACCTTTTGCTTCCAAAATCTCACCATTCTTCTGTCGATAGAGCATGACAAAAGGTGTATCAGCAGGTTTTGATTTAGGAAACAAATGAGTTATATCTTTACGTGATCCTCCACGTGATGTATAACACAAAACAAAATCTGTTTCAGGAATACGATGTCCGTTAGCCTTTTCTAAAATAAGGTCAACAATTCCTCCAGGACCAGAAGGATTTGAGTGATAACTGGTAACAGTAAGCACATCAGAATCTTTAAAGTAATGGTTTGGAATTAAAACTAAATTGGAAGCAACAAATAATAAATTAACCATATAACGTTTTCCATCTACTTCAGCAGAACCATAGAAAAGATTACCATCAATGATATTCTTCACATGGTCAATAGAACTAGTTTTAGCAACTGATGAGATAACAGTTCTTGAACTAGTAGATCCATTCCAGACATCTATTTGCTTGCTACGAGCTTCAATCTCTTGAACAGTAGAAGGTTCAAGTGATCCTTGAACATCTAATTTCTTCCAAGTGAAATAAGCACGCGCAATAGAATACAGAGCGGCAATACTAAGCGCTGAAGCACACAGAATTTTAGCGTACTTTTCCTTCTGAGCTTTAATAATAACAGTAACACCATCTCTACGAGATTTAAGCTCTGAAATATATTGCTCTTTAACACTAGACATAACATATACAGAAGAAAAAGTAGCATATGAACACATAAAAATAAACATATAAAAATTAACAAATAACATGAAAAATGGAAACAACCACATAATACAGAGTTGTTTCTTAGCACGTTGCTCGAGGGTTTCTCTATTGTACCAAAATATGGCACGACGGGCAATAGGCATATCAAGTGAATCTTGATTCAAAAAAGACAACCATTGCCAAGAACTCTCAAAGGAATAAGCTCGATTGTAAATAACATCAGTAGTAAGATCCTTAAACGCATCATACTTACTCTTAATATTCATTACAGTACGTCGAGTTTTCCAACAAAACTTACATGCTTTGTAAACAGTAGAAACACCAACTTGGGGAATAATTGCATCATCATGATCCTTACAATAACCCTTAAGATAAATACATCCAGGGTAAGGACACTTGACAATACTGTTGACCCTAGCCTTTTGAGATTCCACAATTCTCTTCTGTGCAACCCTATGATCTTCAAATCTATCAATCAAACAGTTAATAGCTTCAATAGAAGAAACTTTCACCATTTCTTTACCATTATGAAATATAGGTTCAGGCTGACCTTTATTCTTAATATCTTGGGGTTCATGAACCTCACGAATAGAGATCAACCATATATCATCAATAACGGGTGGGTTGTACTTTCCATCATTGTCAAGATAGCGAGATAGAACAGCATTCTTGTCAAGACAGCCAGAATTGTCCTTGAACTCAGGTCTAAGTTCAACTTCTACATTAAGTAAACGACGTTGAACAGAAAATGGACAATTACTATAAGTACTGGCATCTAAATCCTGCACATTAGTAGTGACAATAACTAACTTGGGTTCAACAAAACATTTACCCTTGGCTTCAATTTCAGCTTTAGGAGCATAAAAACGCTCATTGTTCATAATATCAATAATAGGACGAGTAGGATTAGTTTGAACAAAAGTACTCTTTTCGTTCGCCATATCATCGATTTTAAGAACAATCTTTTCTGAAGACCAATTAGACCAAAATTTATCAGCTGGATTGATAGTCGCACGATATTCTTTTTCCATAGGAAGACCTTGACTGGCTAACAAAGCGTCAGTCACCATTTCACCAAAAGTGGTCTTACCTACACTAGATTTACCATGTAACAATATGCCATAGGGAGCTTCTCTAATGGAACCAGAAACTCGCATGGTAATAAATTCATTATCAATCATAGCTAATTTATAAATTTTGTCATTAACAACTTTTCTTTCAAGTCCCTTGACAGATTGAGCTAATGCTTTAAATTGGCTGGTAACAGACTTACCACGCATCATAAATTCATTTTCAGTAACATTAGTGAATTTCTCAAGGTTTCCATTCTTAACAAAATCCCACCATTGAAGATATTCAACATACTGCTCTTCAAGTTCATTGGCGGCGATATCACTAATAAGGAAAGGTTTCAAAGAACCAGTTTGAAAACACATATACAAGCCCTCAGCAAAAGATTTAATAGTTGAAAACAAAGCATCAATTAAATCCCATGCGTTGGCATGCGTCTTCATCAAGTCTGGTTTAATAATTTCAAAACCGGCTATAGAAAAAGTGAGACGAGAGGCATCGCAAAGCCCAACAGTTACAAGAATACCCAAAAGGGTAGAAATTTGTCCAAAAAACTTGTTGGATTTGAGAAGCTTCCAATTTTGAAAACACTCACGAATACTCTGTACCCAAGAAGCATTTTCGGTTCCACACTGGGGCTCAATACCAGATGCCTTAAACATATTGGTAAGATATTTTATAATAGCAATAGAAATACTTTGCGGATATCGATTACGAATATGAGGAAAAACAATACCAAAAAATTGAGAGACACTTTGCACTTCACGTAAAGCGAAGAACAAAGAAACAAGATCTTCAATTTGGGGTATTATTTCATCTGGGAGCTGAACATTGGAAAATTTAGATAAATTCTCAACAAGTTCATTCACAGCGACAAGGGAAGATAATCCAGAACCTAAAAATTCGGTTCCAAATTGCGGTTGAAATGACTTAGAGATGCCTGAGGAGATCGATCTCCAAGCAGCTCGCTTCGAACCGTACTCTGTGGTGCAGAGTTTTTGTCCCTTATAATAGGGAACAATGGTACGGGGGGGCGCGATTGCGCAGGGCCTATTTTGTTCGCTTTCGACCTTATTTACTCTCTTAGAAATGACTTTCATGATAATAAATAGGCGGACTCCACTGGTGATGGAGGTGGTACGAAAGGGCAGCAACTGACTGCAATAAACAAAATAAATGACGGAGAACGTCTTAAAAGACTCTACAAAAACAAACGGCGAATGGCTCAAGCTATACTTAAG